AGACTATGACACCAGACTCCTGGATTAGTTGCAGCAAAGTCTTTGTCGTCTAGCTTAATTGTAGCATTGTAGCCTAGCATTTGTATATAGGGTAATTTTACCGAAATCATCGGAATAAAATTATTGTATTCGCAAAGAGCTCCTTCTACTAGACCTTCAGCCGATTGTACATCAATATCTAATGTACATAGATATCCTTGTTTTAGATAATGTGTAATCATATCTTCCCAGGCCTTCCATGTATCAGCATCATTAATTGCTGGATTAGGAAAGCTCATGTTAGCGCCAAAGTAAATGTGCTGACCCGGCTTCTTTAATCGAGCAGTAATATCTGCTGTTGATTGTACGCCAACAACAAACAAGGTATCCATGCCATATGCAGGGGTGTGTTCTACTTCAACACCGTAAAAGAAATTTACATCTTCATGCCCGGGTCTGTCCATCTTCCAATTCCTCTAGTTTATGTTCGTCAAGTTCTACTTCGGGGTCTTCGTCTACAAACTCAACAAGTCTGTTAAACACAGTATTTGAGTTCATAGTCTTTTTACCTTTAAATCCACGAGTACCTACAATTTCCATCCAGTAGTCACTATATGAATTAATTATAGCAATGCTTTCTTCTTTAGTCTTTGCTGCAAATATACGTTCTACAATATCTTCAAAGTAAGAATAGTCGCCAGTACTGTAACGCATCATAGCAGGATGTTCTCCGGCATCGAATCGACGATTGGCTTCTTGTACCGCTGTTAAATGTTGATAGACATTATGACCCATTAGCAATGCATATGAGAAACTGTCCCAACTAGTCTTGCCTTCTTTGCCAATCTTATTTAGATCTCCTGGCTTGTAGATACAGATATCTTTCATAGTTAGCAAGTCACTAATGGGACTATTTTGCCAACGATCGTAGATGCCGTCCTGTACTACGCCGGTGGCCCAAGGTCTGGTGTCTGTGGCGTATTTTTTGTCGTCTGCGCTTGGGGCCATTCTGTAGCTCCATTTTGAGTCGTGTTCGAAGACGTTTTCGAAATAGACTTGGCCATTCGCCGTCGCAAGGAATGGACTAGCGCAATCAAAACTAATAGTAAAAGCAGGGTTGACATATTTTCTTACAGCTCTCTGAATAACGGTGAGCAATACTGCCCACTCTAATTTACTTGTGCCCAAGAAGTGCATCCAATCATGCCGGCCTTCTTGTAACAAGTTATCGTAACGTAGTTCAGTTAGGCGTTTAAGCACCAAATGAACATCACACATGTTCTGTCCTCCCATTGCCCATCCATCAAAGTGTGTATCTGGATAAACATCAGGATCACAAAATTCTTTCATAGTCTGGTACCATTCTTCGGCACTGGTATGATTATCACCTTGTAACACATTTAAGAAACGTGCGCCACCATTCTTAACACCCTTACGATGCTGCATGAAATAGTTATTATTAAACTTAGTTGCGTCTACTGCTTCTTGCAGTGTAGTAATCTGACAGGCTGCACTTGCTTTCTTATCATGTATAACCCAAGTAGGAATATCAAGAATCATGCCATAATCGGCAATATTGTCTAGCCAGTTTAATATGAGCTCGCGTTTTTTCTGCGCCTTAGGACAACCCGAATTGGCTTTCCAATCCCCTTCCCACAGCCCTTTAGCAATCTGGAAACCACCCGAGTCGCCAAGAATAAAAGATCCAGCTTCCCTATTTCGAACCATATCCTCTGACCAATCTTGTTTATTAAGGTCAAGGTTCGCATGTCCTCCACTATACAAACTCCATTTATACGGAAATAAACCCTTAGTTGAGTTGAGCCAATTAAGCTGCTCCATATCAGTAAGACCCTGAGGAAATCTTGCGGGATCAACATACTGTTCATTACGTTGTTTGCCTATAAATGTAGCATAGAAGCCGGAAATAGCAGGGAGAAAAACTGCATAGTCTAATTGTTTACTTGTTAAATCATCTTGCGCCATAAAATTGTACTTGTTCTATTAATCTATAATCTTCTTCAAAATAGTCTTGTATACGTTGAAGGTATTTAGGTTCGTCCTGCATAGCTTCATTAAAAAGCATCTTAAATTGCCTACGCTCGGGACTATTTTTGCTTACGTGCTGATAATCATATCTATCATATTTGTTATCACCGCAGTGCGTTTTTATAAAATCACTAAAGTTCTTTCTATAATTGTCATCGCACATCATAAACGTGCAATTGTCTGTATTTAGACCTACTAGAAATTTTATTTGTTTTTCTGTATGATCGTCAAATGTAACACGATCGAAAACTAAATCAAAAACGCTTTGAGTAAAATGTCCTGCACTTATATGCGGGTGGTATAATGTAAAATATTCAGCTATGCCACTTAGCCAACGATCAACAGGATCACGTAGTACAACTAGGGCATCTTTGTCTAACATGTCTGTGCGATAGTTGTAGAACTCCCACCCCCAGTCTTTGAGGTTGGGTTTAGTCCAACTACTGGCATTCTTGGGAATGTATACGTACATTAGGTTAACACCTGCCTTACTCATACATTCACCATAGACATGGCCCTTATGTTGCCATTCCGTGATACCTGATTTAATTATCACTTGGTCTGTGCAAGAATAGTGTAGCTGTATTCGATTAAGCCACTATCAACAGTAATCATCATAGCGCCTTCATCACTGATCTTAAATGTCTTATCTCCAGACAATCCAAGAATACCGATAACGGCTGCAACTGGCCAATTCCATCCTTTAGCAATTGCGCCACTGACGCCACTTTGGAATACAAAGTTGCCGGCATGGCGGCTATGATCACCAAACGTAAACTTCAAATCGTTGTTTTCTGTTTTAGCGATAAATGTAGTTTCTTCGCTGTTGGCACTGGCCATAAACTTTAGTCGTTGAATGCCTTGCACAGTTGGAGCAAAGTCTACGTGCCATGGAACTGGACGCATTTTAAACTTCTTTAGTTTATCGTTAACAACCTGTGCAGTCATAAAACGATAGTCGTTCTTAAAGTCGCCTGTGGCGTTTTCAAAGTGAACACCATTTGGAACATCTACACCATTGGGATCTTTTTGTGTAGTGATTGTGAGCTTTGCATTTTCTGCATACTCAGGAATACCTAAAATAGTGTTTAGCTTGCCTAGGTTAGGCATACCAAATGTACCAATAAAGTCCGGGTGTGGGTTTTTAAATTTGGCTTCAACAACAAATAAATTTTGTTCTGCTAGTGCGGTAACAACAGTTTCTTCTGCTGTGCCAACAACTTTAACCAATTCTACGCTGCCTAAGTTGTATGTGTGTTGTACGATGTCCTTAAGATAATCTTGCATTTATTTCTCCAATAATAAAGTAGTATATAGATTGTATTTAGATTTGTCAATGAATTAGATTTCTCTTTTTTCAATTGAGCCTAAAACTTGATGTGCCTTAACTGTTTTTAATGTGCCAGGTTTTTTAATTTCCAACCAACTAATATTCGAACCATAGCTTTCATCATGCAATAGTTCAAATCCTAAACTCAAACATAATGGTACCAACAGGCTTTTTGGTAGATATGTTTGACTAAACTTTTCAGCCATACCTGCACCTGCAGGAGTATCGCCGTCGTTATAACTAAACAAGAACACGCCGCCGGGTCGCATTAATTCGTGTAATTGTTTTAGCATCTGTGTAACTGTATCAAAACTAACATAGTTAAAGAATCCCCAACTAAACACAAAGGCAAATTGATTTACTGGCAACGCAGATAAATTGTGATCAATCAGTTGATACTTGCGTAAACGTGCTTGATATACAGGCGGAAAACGATCGTTTGTACTATTTAGAAATTCAATATGCCTATCAGTTATGTATAACGGATCGCCTGCTACTAGATGCTGTGTCCATTCTCCATCTCTACAACCAATTTCTAATACAGGGTATTTCCAATCAGTATATCTTGCAATTTTTTGTCGAATAATAACTTCTAAGTCTGCGGTTACTTCAAGACGACGATTGTTCCTAACTTGCTCTACACTACCAACTCTTTCTTCAAGTTCATAATTGTTAGCAAACAGTTCTCGGGTCTTTAATAGTATTCTACTGTCAATTGAATTTACGTGATCGTCTACACTTTTAAGTGTTTGATCTATACGTAGAAGAATTTGTTCGTAGTCTTTAACTAAAGTTAAAATAGCATTCTTATACTCTGGGCGAGTGTCGGGGATTTCATCAATGATGCCTTGAAGTTTACTTTTAACATCATTAATGTTATCCACAGTGGGGCTTATATTAACTGCACTAGTTAATGATTGTTTTAACTTAGTTAAGTTATATAAGCTCACTTTAATCTTCCCAGCTGAATAGTGAGTCGAATGTGGTTTTAATATCAGTATTGCCGGGAATGTCCCAATCCAATACTCCTAATAGGTTTTCTACCTTTTGGTCTACGATTGTTGATTCCATTAGACCGTCATCAAACGGCAAGTCTTTGAACCACTGTGGAATATGTAGTTCGTCTGTGGGATAACCGACGCTAGTATAACCTAGTGGATTATCACGTAGTTTACAGACAATGGTTTTCATACCATCAATGATCTGCATACTGTAGTTGTCACCATGCATACGCTTTAGGTTGTTCCAGTTCATGGCTGCACGAACGTGCCCGGGCATGTTTGCTTTGCCCAATCTTGCTTCTTCAGCAGTATACTTGGTCAAGTTGTTTACACGCTTAGGTGTGCCCTTTTCCCATGCTGGACGATCTTTAAACAGTAATTTAAATTCACGTACTTTATCGTATACGTGTTCTTTAGTACAACCTGTTAGAACATCTAGCAGTAGTTCACTTAAGAAGTCTTGTACAACCTTAGGTGTATCACTACGCTTTAGGTCAAGGCCCATGGCTTTTACTTTACCTGGCTTACCGTTGACATCAAGACGCTTGCCTTCCATATCGTAGATTAGCACAGCATAGCGTTTCTTCTTAATGAATAGTCCTTGTCCTGCAACAAGTTCTCGACCTGCGGCAATAATTGCGCCCATATCGCGTGGACAGTGGCAAGCACGTTCCATAAATGCAGGGAAAGATTCGTTTACTGCATCTGCAATAGTATCATAGAGCTGGATACAAATATCTTTGTTCCACTCCATCTTACCGGCTTCTACTTCTTCTTTGATGGCCGGCCACGCACTAAAGTATACTGAGTCCGTGTCGCCGTAGATAATGCTTTCGCCAACATGGTCGTAGTTGCCCGTAATTGCCTCGTTAACGAAGCTGTCCATATGTTTGGCAATGATCCGCCCAGTGAGCGTTGTACTCTGCCCAATGCGCTGGTCAAAGAACCTGCACCCCGGATTAAGGATAGCCCCGTATAAGGAGTTGAGGTTAATTTTTTTGACGAGCTGTCGCTTGTCCCAGAACGCAGTGTCTTCAGGAGTTTCTGCGGTCTTCTTTTTTGCTTGTAACTCTTTGCGCTCGGCATACCACCTTTCTAACAATCCAGGCACAACGCCTTTCATGTCATATTTAAAAATTGTACCATTGGCACTTAGTGTCCACGGTTGGTTACTATCAAATAACATGTGCCAGACTTCTGCGGCACTGTGTATGGTACTAGTTCCAGACTCTTCCCAATCAACTGTAAGTTCTGTTCCTACTTCCATATTCATAACAGCTTGATACTCTAGTGTACCAAACATGTTTTCCCAAGCATCTGCAAACGACGACCCTGCGGCCATTTTGTCTGCGATGTATTTGTCTGTCATGATTGTTCGGATTTGCCCAACAATCGTTTCTGGTCCCATGTTAAGGGCTCGAATAGTCGAGGGATAGAGCGAGTTGAGGTCGATGGCTCCAATGTCTCTGTGCATTCCTTTTTTGGGATAAGCAACATAGGCACCTGCGGCTTGCGTGTTTTCTTGATCATCTCTATTTTTCCTATTTGGAACAATCATACCACGTTGGTGAGCTTCATTAATGATAGCCTGCTCTGTTACAGCAACCGCACCCATTGTGGTTTGTAACAACACCGTATTGTCATGAGCAAGTTCGTTAGCAAGATCTAGGAAACGTAGTTTCTTATCTAGTTTTGCTAACAGCATGGTATCTTGTCTGTTATAGTCAATGAACTTGGGAAAGTCCTTGTTATACAATTGGTCTAGAGTACCTTCGTAAGCAACCTTACGTTCATCTAGTTCATACTCACCAATGGCATCCAAGCTATAACTATGTCGTTCCTCGTATGTATACTTGCGGTACAGTTGCATATAGTCCAAATGCACACGACCCAACAAGTCAAACGTCAGTTGCTCTGGACCAAAACGTTCAAACATACGTTGTTTAGGTAATTGATTCCACAAGCATAGACGTCTAGTGTCGTCTTTACTCAACACCTTAGTAATACGCATTGTGGTATAGGGAATATCGAAACCTTCACTGTTCCAGCCAGATAATACATCAGCATCTTCAATTAGGTCAAGAAATGTATTGAGCATGTCTTCTTCACGCTCAAATAGGAAACAGTTTTCAAACTTACTACAGATTTCTTCTGCTGATTCCCACGAATAACTCTTGGGCGGAACAACCAGTGTAACTAGTTTGTCTAACCAGTCTAGGTAAACAGAAATAGCAGTAATTGCGTTAAATGGATCATCTGGTCGACTATAACCACGCACGGGATCAAAGTCGACCTCAATGTCAAAAAACGCTGCCTGTAGTTTAGGCGATTGGGCGCCTAGATAGTTTGTTTCAAGACAACGGAAAATGGGATTGATATCCGACTCCCATAGCCGTTTGTTTGAATTCATTTTAAGTTCTTTTTGATACTCTTTGTTGCTACGTGAGCTAAAGCGGCTCACTGGAGTACCGTAGATTGTGCGGAACTTACCGCGGGGGTCATCATAATAAAAAATATAGTCCGCTGGATATTCGCGGTACTGTCTTTGACCATTTACACGCTCTACTACATGTATACGGTCTTTTTGCCTATCAAAGATAGCATCAACGTAACTCATAGGTTTTCACCTCGGATAGTTGCTACATCTTCATGGATATGGTGTTTAATTGCACATTCTCTAATGCATCCGTTTGGGAATACGCAGTCTTCGCACTGCTCACATTGTTCGATGGTGTCTTCATCCTCGAAATAATTTCGATTACTCATAATTCTCCTTGTATAGTTTAAAGCCTATACGACTCTACATGCCGCTTAATGTCCGGCGAGACAAAAGTATTTATTGTAATAACATCCTAGCCAACGCAATACTATCAATTGACACTAATAGTAAGTAATTGGCCAGCATACCAAAACTTTTGCGGCTCCACGCACTCCATCCAAATATAGCGCATTGTGTAATAAACAATGGATAAAGGATCAGGAACGGTGGATTAGGTACAGTCAGCATCATTGTAAAACTACAGGCAATGCTTAACGCCCATGCGGTAATCTCAAGGAAGCAGCGAACAGGGTTACTGCGCCAATCTTCCTTGATCCAGTTTACGGTATTGTAAAATAGTTCTATCAAAGTGTCTTGCCAACAGTTTCCAAGATGGTGTTTAGTTCATCATGATCACGGTTAGTTTCGCCTAGTTTAGCCTTATGTGCAATTTTAATTGCCTTCTTTAATGTAGCTGGTTTAATTTCAAGTTCTTCTGCGATAGCTTTAATGGTATCGTTAAGACCTTCATTAAGTGTATCAACTTCATGAAGTACTTGCATGCCTTCATTAATAAGTTGAGTAAGTTTAATTTTGGCATCGCCATTGAAACTGCGGTTATAGTCGCTCATGTTATCTCCTATTAATAAATGTATTGTATAGTGTTAGTCTTGGTAAATCAAGTAAATTGATTGCCGAATTTGATTTTCTACCCGATTAATTGTACCATGGACGGCTTGGTAACTGTTGTCCATAATATAACCGCTATTAGGTAAAAATGGCAGTGTTACTTCTCTTGAATTGATAATAAAAGTAGTGCCCTGATCTATATTGCCATCTAGGTATATCTGTACAGTGGGCAATCTTGTAAAATCGTCAGCATGAAACGCACTGCGATATCCTGGTTGATCTCTCCATAGGAATATAGCAGGTGTTTTTGTTAAGGTAATGTTAGTTAGTTGACTTACTTTAGGTACAGTAGATGCAGCCCAATTGATTAAGTTGGCGAATTGATTATTTTCGTGTGTTACACAAAAACGATATCGCATAGGCTCAAATCGTAGATCGTATATATTATCGTCAAGTGATAATATCTGTTTGTGTATACTATCCCACTGTTGATATGGGAAAAATTTTTCAACGTGCCAGATACCTGGCCCACGATCATTGATTTGCAACATAATATAAGTGCTCACTTTCGAAAGTCTAGGATTCCCGGCCTATTCCTTCGCGCCAGCAGCCGGCGCACACAAGTAACCATAAGGTCCTAAGGTAGTGTGTTCTGTTTATTCATTTTTTCTTTGCGCGACCAGATTTCATGTTAGCCATCCAGTGTGCCAATTGGCCTCTTCGGCCACCTTGTTTGGCTATTTTGCGTAGACTTGATATGCTGCCTTTTGTTGGAACATTGTAACGCTTGCTGTCACCTTTATCTTCAGGATGGCGGCCATCGTGGAAGTTTTCTTTAAGATGTTCTTCGTCACGAGCCAATACAGCCTGCCCAATTCGCTCACATAACTGATTTAGTTTGGCATTATCGGTTTCGACTAGTTTGAACTTGTGTTGCCCATTATCTTGACTAGGATCCATATATCCACAGTAGACATAGTCAATCCCTAAATCTTCTAGTAGATCTGTGCAACTTTCATTGTAACGTAATTCCATACGTTGGTCACTACAAGGACTTAGCGTTGTAACTATAATGGATCCAGCGGGCAAGTCACCGTATTCTTTATTATAAGCATCAATAGCTGTGCGTTCAGCATGGCACCAAAGTTCTGGATTGTCACTAACTAATGTGCCCAATCTTAGAACTCGTTGACCGTTAGGATCAACTACTGCGGCACCAACCCAACTGTGTTTTTCGTTGTCGTTGTCAACAATCATTTCGCAAAGGTCAACTAATACTTGATCTAAATCATTTTCTGCTGATTGAGTAAATTCGCTTAGTCTCATAGTATGTTCTTATAGTCTAGAAAATTGGCGTGACGATCTTGCAGTCCGCGCAAGGCAGGATTAATAAACTTAGTTACCAATGCAGTATCGGCAAAGTTTTTAACGTTTGGTTTTACACGGGTGTTCCAGTACCATACTGCAATCTTTGCAGCCACATCGGGTCTGGCAGCTAGTTCTGGTTGTTGCTCTAATGGCAAACCTAACGCACGTCCGGCCATTTGATAATTAGCACGACCTGTAATTTGTATATAACCGCGACCATGATAACGTGCGCCATCACCGGGATGTGTGTTACCTAATATCCGAGCTTTGTCTGGAGAGTGCCGTGGATCGTATCTACGTGTGAAATACTGTGCGCCGCCAATTTCTTTCATACGACTAAAGTCGGCCGACTCGTGTTTAGTTTGTGCTAGAAATTGTGCTAACTCTACCCCACGTAGCCCATACTTCATTGCAGTCTTTTGTAATAGTATTTCTTTATCGGGATTATTACTTAGAACATTGTATGAAGTTGGTGCCTTCATTCCCAAACCAGCTTGTGCAGCACCTGTTGCAGCCATGGCACCGGCACCTGCTAATCCACGCAGGAAACCTCTACGGTCCATTTCTGTAACAAATTCTGTTGCTCTCATTGCTTTAGGTGTTCGGGATTAGTTTGATTATAGTTACGCATGATAACGCCAGCTTCGGCGTTGGCTTCGTTTTCTTCTGGTGTACCTGTACCGCCTGCACCTGCTTCTAACCGGCCTTCACTATCTTGTTTGTAGTGTACAAGCTCGTGTGCAAGTGTACGCATGACATCCACAGGATGACGAGTGCCGACAACTAGCTTAATAGTTTTTTCATTTGGATTATATGTACCAAATGTAGTATCTTCAGGTTGATCTAAAAATACAATTTTAGGCAAATCCTGTAGTCCAAGCTCTTTGGCAACCCAAGGAATAAACTTCTTAACTAGTTCAACAGAAGATTGGTCTTCTGCATCCTCGCCTACATGCTTGAAGTATTGTACTTGACGTTCTCTTTTTTCTGCACCAGCATGACTAGGATATGTGCCCAAATTCTTGCCAGTGTGGCTTACTAGACGATATCCGCCTTTTACTTTGCGAATGGTCTCGGCGATTTCTTGTAACTTTCTAACTGTTTGTGGTGTACAGACAATCTGTTTAATTTCAAAACTACTGTTAGGAAATTTAGTTTTAATGTTATTGTAGTCTAATAGAACCTCGGCCTCATCAGATGACTTGCTGATAGGCTGTCCGTCTTTATATAAGACGTACTCGGATTCGTTTAGAAAGTCTCTAGCTCTCATTTTAGGCTTGCACGTAGCATCCAGCTATGCTTTTCGTGTGCATCCATGCGTTCTGCTAGGAAGTTGCTGAAGCCATGCTTACCGTGGATCTCTGCAATGTCGTAAGTCATCTTAAGAATAGTAACCATGTTGCGGCTGTCTTCTAACAATTCAGCAATCATCTGCTCAGGCGGCAATACATCAGTCTCATCTTCGATACGACTTAACATGTTAAAACGACTGTTACTACCAGGAGCATACGCACCTAGAGCACGAATCTTTTCTGCAAAGTCGTCAACGCTTCCGTAGACTTCTTCGTATATTGTACCAAACAAATCGTGTAGTTCTTTGAAGTTAATACCTTCTACGTTCCAGTGAAAGAACTGTGCTTTCAAATAAAATGTAAACTCGCTAGCAAATGCTACTTTGGCTGCTTTATGTAATTCTTCCATTATTTCTTACCTTTGCGGATTGACTCTGCAATCATCATTAATTCGTTAAAATCTTCTACGCTTTCGCAATTCCATTTACGAAGTGCTAGCGCCTTACGTGTAGGCTCACCATTTGGTTTCTTCATTGGACCATCTACACCTGACATACGGGCACAGAAACTTTTACGGCGTTTAGCATCCTTGCTACCTGGCTTTAGTTTGCTAGGTTTAGTAGTAACTGCTGTTTGCAGTTTGCTACCAGGATGTTCGCGGCGATAACTATCAACGCCCTTTTGGTTTAGGCCGCCGTTTTTGTTTTTGCCCGACTTCTTTTGCCATGCTGCACTTTCGCCATATTGTTGACGATAGTGCTTTAACATACTCATAGCAGTTTCTTTACTCATGCCAGTTTTAATAGTCACACCATTAGCACTTAACAATTCATATACTTCGTATGTTCTACCATCCGGGGCTGTTCTAGTTACTTTACGGATCAGAGGCTTACCTGTTGCTTCTGCCACACCTTCTCTTCCATAATGAAAGATAGATTCTAATTCATCTACTAGTTTATGGTAGTGAGTTGTGCCATCTAGTCTTTCTGGATTAGCGATAACTCCAGTTGCGTAAACCATTGCTCTAAAGAACTCTGGGCTTGCATCTACTTCGGCTTTTACTGATGGATTGGTTTTATAAACCTGAATCATCTTTCTTGCAGCACGACGGTATTTGTTATCAATACCTTGTTCTTCGCCTTCCTCCACGCCTTGCTTTAACTTTTTAATGGTCCAAGAACCATCGTTGTTCATATAGTAAAGTTCTTTTTTATGTTCACTGGCACTCCCATTCGGCGAAAGGCTACCCGACATTTCTTCCATATATTCTGGACTATAAACATTAGGGTCGCAAATTACTACGTGATCAGCATAATAGATTTTGTTGCCTTTTATAGTTGGCTCTGATGTTAAGCCTTCCGCCACACCTTGGTCTTTATTAAATCCAAAATTACCAAACTGACGATAGAACTTTATTGCGTCATTGAAATATGCGTTAAATTCTGGTGTACCTTTTTTATACCCAATCTTTGTTAATTCTTGTTCAATATGTCGAACCAATGGCATCTCTGCTTTTAGTAGTTCTGGAGCACCTTCAGACATACCACCTGCTAATTCTTCTTCGCTCCAGCCAATATAACTATCGCCGTCTTCGTCGCCGATACGCATAACAAACGCACCGCCTTCTTCGCTTTCAAGTTCGCCGATTTCCCACCCAACTTTAGCTAGTGCTTGCTCTACTCGTTGTTGTGTAGCAACGTCGGGTGCAGAAAACCACATTTTGGCAAGATGGAACAGCGCATCTTCTGGACCATCACCATTGTCATCGCCTGCTGCATATTCGTTAAGACCTTCTTGGTCAGCAACAGCTTGTAGTTCTTTTGCAATTCTAGCCAAATTCTTAGGACTCAGTTCGGCAATCATGCTGTCCAAGTCGCCCTCGTACTGATCCCAGAACTGTGCAAACAATGGCGCACTAGTATTCAAATACTCTAGTGCATCGTCGCCTTGATCATATATTGATTGATACAATTGACGAATAGTATCACCCAGACCTTGGCTTTCTGCCATAGGTGCTGCACCGCCTGCACCTAATGTTGCACCAGCTGGTAAGTGCCATGCATCTGCAGGCTCATTACCTGTACCGTGCCAATCATCTTCATTTATGTCTGCATCAAAATAGTTTTGTGCATAGGCACGAACTTCGTCATCATTGTAGAATGGTCCTGCAACTTGATATCCGCGACTGTAGTCTTTCTGGATATGTTTCATAATATCGTTTGGAGTTAAGTAACTCATAAAGTTACCTCCCCAATTGTAAGGTGGGTTACCGGATACAGTAGTTTCTTTCCAACGGCCACCATCCTGTGTCAATGCACCAATGAATACTCCTTCGTCTTCACTGGCAACTATAACGTAGAAACCATCTACATATTCATCAGACTCTTCATCTTGATCATAGTCATTTTGGCTAACATCGCTAGAGTGGAAACTTACAAGACCGTGGTTATATAAATTAACAACAACAAAACGCTTGTCTTGTCCAAAGTCTGTAATAACACCAGTCGCACCTTTATACTGTACATCGCCAGTAACAATGACGTCGTCGCCGATGTTTAGCTCTTCAGCATTTTCCGCCATGGCTTTCTGGTAAGCAATTTCGGTGTTATTGGCCATTTGTTGCTTGAAGTTGTCAACTGCACCGCCTGGGTCAATTGATCCTGGAGTGGTAGGTATTGGAGCACCTTCTTTGACTTTTTTAACTTTAACGCAACTATCTGTACCATTCTTAGTACCGTTATAACGATACCCGTCCCAGCAAGCCTTGCCGTCTGCACCTTTAATTTTCTTGGATTCTTTTATCGGCTTTGGCCCAATGATGTCATCTAGAAACATTTTATTTCATTCCTTGCTGTTTAGATACCTGTTGCAATATGCTAGCAACTTGTCCACCTTTTTGTGGATCTGCTAGTGCATCACCAACTAGATCAGCTAGGGCCTTTGTTTGTTTTACATCAGTTGATGCCATTGGCTTGCTTGGATCTGTTGCAATACCTTGTATTGCGTGTGATGCTTGTGCAACGTTAATACTCTTATCGGCACCTGCAATCTTATTTAAGTTTGCTTTTTGAGCTTGTGCAGCTTGTGGGTCCGGTTGTTGTGGTTGTCCTGGTTGTTGTGCGGCAGGATTAGCAGTACCGCCTGTAGTCATGCCGTACTCTTTAATCTTACGTGGGGTTTTGCCTTCTGGGTGCTTGCGAATAATAACGCCAGCTTGTCCCATTTTCTGCAATGGTAATACATCATAGCTGCCACCTAGAACTTGTTCTACATAACCAATTAGTTCTTTAGTAGTAAAGCCCTTTTGATATGTGCCTGCACTGGTAATAACACTCATTGGCTCTGGACCTGGCTTACCATTCTTAAGAGCACTTAATACATCTTTGCCACGAGTAGTAATCAACGCAACACCACCTGGTGCTAAAATACGACCAATGTTCTGTACGATCTCTTGACGTAGTTTAGGTGGAACAACGTTCAATACGTTAAAGTTAGTTACACGATGGTAAGCATTATCTGGAATAGCTGTAAAGTCTGTGTATGTTGGCTTTACATCTTTCTTTGGATATGGCTCATAGCTATCAGCACCCAATTCAGCAGCACCTAGGCCTAGGCCTGATCCAATATCAATGGTTTTGCCTGTTGGACTATGTGTGTCTAAGTGTGCGCGAGCTTTTTTGTATGTTGGTAGTGTACCGGGAATCTGTGTACGCTGTGCATTTTCTGGTGGAGGTAATTCTTCATCATCCTCATCAATGCTCTTACTTTGTTCTTGATACAAGGCGTGTAACTCAGCTGGTTCGATTTCGAAACTAACGCTTGCTTGTAATAGTGCTTCTTTATATGATGCACCTGCATTGTGAATAAGATCCTGCATCAATGCTACAGCTTCTCTAGAATCTAATGCTTCTGGACTAGTAATATTGCCCATCATGACGTCAAACTTTTCATCGCCAGTGGATTCTTTAACTAATTCGTGACCACCTTCCATGATAGCAAGTTCTTTATCAGTAAATTGCTTGCTAGATTCTCTAACTGGTGGCATCCATTTCTTAGCCTTGGCGCCTAGCTTTTGTTCTAAGTTGGCAACAGTTTTGTCTACTAGTTCCTGACTAGCACCTGCCTGTGGCTTATAGAACCATGCACCATTACGCGATTGGCGTAGACCTAACTGTTGTAGTTGTTGATCTGTAAAACTACCAGCAATGTTTCTTAAATTAAAGAAATACATGCTCTTATCAGCTTCTGCTGTGCCCTGTGGAATATAAGCATCGCCCACAGGATTAACAGTACCATTTGGCCATTTAACGCCAATGGTCATATTAGGATACTTAGACTTAATAGCACCAGCATGACGGAACGCATCGTTGCTATTAGTATGTTGTTTCATATCAATCCACTGTGCGCCCTGTTTTTTAACAACACGGAAGTCGCCTTGTGGATCTTCTTCGCCGGTGACATCTGGACCACGACGACTAAATGGTTTAGCATGGAAGTTATGATCGTAACCTTCATCAAACTTTGCAAACTCTTGCTTTAGTCTGCGCTCAACGCTGCCTTCAACTACTTGCTTATCTAAGTCACGAAGAATACTTTCGGCTGCACCTACTAACCGTCCAGCAAATGGGTGTTCGCCCGACTTTTTTGCTTTGGCTTTTTCGGTACCACGTACTTGGTCGCCAGCCTTCTGGCCTTTCTTTTCTCCTGCAAAAGAGAATTTGGTACCCTCATGGATACCATCCAAAATGGATAGTGATTTTTTAATGTCCATTAGTAGGCACCTTTAACTTTAACTAACTTAGGCTTGGTAGCAATATTTGTATATCCACCTAGCTTCTTATTAACCTGCTTGCGGGTCATGCCCTCTTCGCCTAATTCTTTAACTACTGCACTAACAGAACTAGAGCAACTTGCACCACCTGTAGCATCTTCTCTAATTTTTAAATTCTTAGTAAGATCAGCTGCATCGCCACCAAAGAATCCCTTAAATGCATCTCTGTACTGTTGTTGTCTTTGTTGCTTTTCTTGTTGTCTTTTAGTTGGCTGTGCTGCTGGCTTCTTTTGCTTAGGCTCTGAACCTAACATTTCAGACATCTGCGCTTCTGCGTCTGCTGGATTAAATCCTGGGATTTCTTCTTGCTTGCCCATTTCGTGCTGACTAATCATATAGTCCATAACACTAACAATCATGCCTTTAACTTGGGCAATCTTTTCTTGGCACCACTCTGGCAAGTTTTCGTTATCGCCGATGGCACGTTCTAGGTGTGTGGATACGCGAATAATAGTATGCAGGTTGTTTTTAAACATGCCCGCTTCGTCATCATATTCAGCATCTTCTGT